GAAGAGTGGAACAATACCCTAAGCACACGCGAAGGTAACCTTCGAACGTCTGGTAACACGCCCGCTTCATACAAGTCTACAGCACTTGTTCGACAGTTTGGCAAAGACGGTGAAGTTATTCGTGTGTACGAGTTTGATGGTCTATGGTGCTCTGATATAGCCCCTATTGATCTGAACTGGGACGGAGAAGGCATTCAAGAATTCAGTGCGACCTTCCAATATGATTACTGGCGCGTACAAGGTGGTACGACTGGCGATGCTGGCGGCGTATAACAAATACTTAAATTGGAGAAAATAAATGGCTAACGCACTTTACCCTAAAGCAAAAGAAGATTTTCTTGCTGGCAACTTAAACTTGTCCAGCAACACAATCACTCTTGCACTTGTCGACACCGATGTATATACCTTTAGCTCAGCACACGAAGATAGAGCTGATGTACCTAATGCAGCTGTTGTTGCTGAAGCTACATTGGCTAGTAAAACTATCACAAGCGGTGTATTTGACGCTGATGATGCTACTTTCACAAGCGTAAGTGGAGCTAACTGCGAAGCGTTGGTCATATATCATACTGACGTGCAAGGTGGAAATACTACATCAAGACTAATTGCATATATCGACACCGCCACAGGTCTACCTATCCTACCAAACGGTGGTGATATTACGGTACGATTCTCTGCTGGTGTGAGTAAAATATTCGCACTTTAAAAACGTAAAAATCACGTGTAAAAAGGGGTGCTAAATATACGTAGTGCCCCTTTTTTTGTTTTGAGGTAGAATATGCAACTGTTTGGTTTTGAGATCAAAAAAACCCCGGCTGAGCTTGAGGAGCGAGACAATCTTCAGGCGATCGTTCCTGTCAACCAAGAAGAAGCTGTCACAGAGATAGCTCCTGGTGGTATGTATGGAACCCATCTCGACTTGGATGCTACGGCTAAATCCGAGGGTGACCTTGTAACTCGCTATCGTGAAATGGTTATGCAACCAGAATGCGATACAGCAGTTGAGGATATTATTAACGATGCTATCATTATGGAAAACAACGCCTATCCTGTTGAGATAGTGCTTGATGAAACTAATCTCCCTAACAGAGTTAAAAAGATAGTAAGAGAAGAGTTTGATAATGTCCTTTCTTTGCTTGATTTTGGAAACAAGGGATACGAGATATTCAGACGTTGGTACGTAGATGGTAGAGTATACTATCAAATAGTAATTGATAAAGATAAGCCTCGCGAAGGCATAAAAGAACTCAGATACGTTGATCCTCGCAAGATTAAAAAAATGAGAGAACAAGTAGAGAAAAAAGATCCGACCGGTCTAACGGAATATCCTCGGGTCAAAGAATTCTATCTCTACAATCCCAAAGGAATGGTAAATCAGCAGCAGGGAGTTAAGATAGCTCCGGACAGCATTTGCTATGTTCCATCAGGTCTCGTAGACGCCCGCAACAAGATGACGTTGGGTTATCTACACAAAGCAATAAAGCCTCTCAACCAGCTTAGAATGCTAGAAGACGCAGTAGTAATTTATCGTCTATCAAGAGCTCCTGAGCGCAGAATTTTCTATATTGATGTAGGTAACTTGCCAAAGGCCAAGGCAGAGCAATATCTGCGCGATATGATGGTCAAACACAAAAACAAATTAGTTTATGATGCAAACACTGGCGAGATTAGAGACGATCGCCGGCATATGACTATGCTTGAAGACTTCTGGTTACCTCGACGTGAAGGCGGCCGCGGAACTGAAATTACTACATTGCCTGGTGGACAGAATCTAGGCGAAATGGATGATGTGCTGTACTTCCAAAAGAAACTCTTGAAGTCGTTGAATGTTCCAGTGAGTAGAATGGAAGCAGAGGTTAATTTTAACATTGGCCGCTCCACAGAAATATCAAGAGATGAAATAAAGTTTCAAAAATTCATTAACAGAATAAGAAACAAGTTTGCCTTTCTATTTGATAATCTGCTTGAGATACATCTAGCCCTTAAAGGCGTCATGACAAGGTCTGAGTGGGATGAAGTAAAAAACAGCATAACATACAACTTCGCCAATGATAACCATTTCCAAGAGCTCAAGCAAGCTGAAATAATGTCTGAAAGACTTAGACTACTTGGCGAGGTTGATCCGTTGGTTGGAAAATATTTCTCACTGTCGTGGGTGCGCAAGAATGTTCTTCATATGACAGAAGACGAGATAATTGCAATCAATAAGGAAATTGAAGTAGAAGGTAGTGATGAAGAATTTGAGAATGTTGATACACAAGAGCAGTTAGTGTACGATGATATCGAACCTGAAAATCCTATTCAGGTCACAGATAACACCAACAAATCTCTGACAAGCGAAGAGACGGCACTCGTGGAAAGCATGACTAGGTTCTACAACTCATTGTCATCAGAGTACGAAGAAGACAACCACGATGAATCATCTGGATGAAGCTAAACTTTTAAGTGCTCTTTTAGGTGTACTAAAAAAAGAAAATAGCAAGGTCCGTAAGGACATTCTTGAAGAGCTGCGTACAGAACTCCAGAAGGGTATTGAGGATCAATCTGGAGTCAAATACCTTCGTCTGGATGAAGTTGAAGATTTTCAAGGTACAGTGCCTATACAGGTATTCAAAGGAGATCAGGGAAAGCAAGGTCCAAGAGGTTTAAAAGGAACAAAGGGAGATAAAGGGGATACAGGATCTCAAGGAGAGAGAGGTCGCACTGGTCCTCAAGGAGAGCGCGGTAAAATAGGTCCTATTGGACCCCAAGGTTCCCAAGGTTTAACTGGCCTGCAGGGCCCAGCTGGTAAGGATGGTATCGATGGTCAAGATGGCGCAACGCCTGACGTTAAGCCAATCGAAGATAAACTTACTAGACTTTTTGAAGATTTCAAAGGATCTGTCTCCGCGCAAGTCACTAGAATGGCTTACGCTAGGGGAGGCGGATCATCTGGTTCAGGTGAAGTAAGACTCCTGCGTCTGGATGATGTTGATACATCAAGCTTATCCGACGGCAAATCATTACGATACAACGCCAGTACAGCCCAGCTAGAATTCTTCACGCCATTCGATAGTCTCAACTCGGGAGATATAATACCTGCTGCCAATAATGTATATAATCTAGGATCTCCAGAGCGACAGTGGGAGAGCATATATCTCAGCGGCGGCACAATCTTCATAAACGGTCAGGCTGCAGTTCAGCAAGATGATGACTCTGGTAATATAGTTCTCGCGAGTAATACTCTGGTACGTACCAATACCGGAAGCTTGTCTCCTATTGTATCGCAATCTATTTTAGATGGTTATATGCAGGTTGCTAATGTAACTGCATTTGTCACATCAACCTTCAACAATCTTGTAGATGGCGCGCCGGCGGCCCTCGATACTCTGAATGAACTTGCAGCTGCTATCGCTGACGATGAAAATTTTGCTGTAAGCATTACAACAGGTCTGAATAGCAAGGCCTCCAATACATATGTCAACAGCGCTTTATCACTTAAAGCGGATGCTATAGACCTCAATCAATACTTACAGGTTGCTAATAGTTTTAGCGGGGTGTATAACGATCTAACAGGTAAGCCTAACCTAGATCAGTACTTGCAGGTATCTAA